TGGTTTTTTCGAGAAGGTCGCACCCCTATTTGGAAAAGTAAAGGCATAGGGAGCGACCATACAGAGATTGAGCGATATGGTACATTCGACCACACCCAGTTTTGCGATTTGGAGTTTCGGTTGTACCTGCTCATAAAGGCGGGGCTTGCCTCTAAATTTGAGTTAGAGGAATATTACACCCTTGATGAGGCATTGAAACTCTATGCGTTGTATCAGATGGATACTGATATTGAAAATGGCCGGGCAGAAGATATGAGAAGGGAGAGTGAGCGAAGGTGACATTGTACGACTTGTTAGTAAAGTTTGGGTTTAAAATAGATAAGGATAGTCAAAAGAAAGCCGAGAACAGTATCAAAGACATTAAAAGTGTAGCTACCAAACTACTCGGTACCCTGGCAATTGGCTTTTCCCTGAAAAATATGAATGCCTTGGCCGAAGAGTTCAACAATATCAATGGCAAAATCAAAAATGCAACAAGGGAGCTGGGGGATCAGGAAGAAATACAGAAGAAAATACTACAGTCGGCCAATGATCTGCGGATGTCCTATGGTAATACGGCAACCGCTGTCAGTAATCTGGTCCAGAACAGCAATGGGTTGTTTGGTTCCGTTGATGATGCTGTTGAGTTTAATAACTTAACTACGAAGGTATTTAAAACGGCAGCAAAGAGTGAGGCAGAAATTACGAGCCTCCAGGATGCCATGAATAAATCTTTTGCCAAAGGTGCTGTTGATGCCGGTACAATCAATCAGTTAATCGAAAAATCTCCGGATGCCGTCAGGTATTTGAATAAGCAACTGGGTACAACGACTGAGGGATTACAGAAGATGGCATCCGCCGGGAAAATTTCGTTATCAGATTTGCGGGATGCATTTACCAAAAATGCTGAAGAAATTGATAAGAACTTTGAGGATCTGGATTATAACTTATCAGATGCCTTTCTGAATATTCGAAATCAGTGGGGACTGTTTTGTGACAGTCTGTGGACCGGAGCCGGAGTTGGTAACAGTGTCGGCAAGATGCTGGTGCGTGGTTTTACGTCTTTGATGGATTTGCTGAAAAAGTTGCAGCCAACTATTGAGAAGATTATCAAATTCGCATTGTCTGGTGTACGAACGGCGATGGATTTCCTAAGCCGGTTAGCTACGTTTATTGGCAGAATCGTTGACCGGCTTGGCGGTGCAGAGAAAGCTCTAAAGCTTTTAGCCATTGTTGCCGGGGCGGTATGGGTTGCTCTTAATGGTGGGAAAATCCTTTCTTTCCTAAAAGATATGGGGAAGCAGCTAACAGGGATAAATCTCAAGGTGTTGGCTCTGATTGCGGTGATAGTTCTGATTGCATTAATTGTAGAGGACTTTATTGCTTTCATGAGAGGCGACGATTCTGTAATTGGTGCATTATTTGAAAAGGCCGGGATTGATGCCGATGCAGCAAGAGAAAAAATCCTGGAAGCCTGGGGAAAAGTCAAAGAGTTCCTTAGTGTGACATGGGAGTTTCTTAAAAATCTTGGCAAGAAGACCATTGATAAGTTAAAGGAATTCTGGGCCAGGAATGGAAATAGCATAAAGAATACTGCACTCAAAGTCTGGAATTTTATCCTGAACATCCTGAAACGGATATGGAATAATCTTTCGAAGGACGCGATCATGATATTTAATGGCTTGAAGAATTTCTGGGCTGAATGGGGCGATGAAATTAAGCAGGCCTTTGGTGTCCTTTGGGAGGGCATTCAGAATATCTTCCAGATTGCTTTAGATGCTATTTTGGCCTTGGTTAATTTTTGGATTGCCGTTTTTACGGGAGACTGGGAAGGAGCCTGGCAGTACCTGAAAGAGTATGTTTCTTTGATATTGGAGGGTATTAAAACTGTTATATCAACGGTGCTGGAAATCATACGGATTTTATTTCAGGATAAGTTTAACAGCATAAAGGAAAAAATCCTTACCACCTTCACGAATATCAAAACCGGAATCTCAAATAAGATGGGTGCTATTAAAACAACCATAACAACTAAGTTGGGTGAAGCAATTAAGTTCATCACGGACCTGCCGGCAAAAGCGATTGTCTGGGGGGAGGATTTCATTGATGGCCTAATTCAGGGCATTAAGAACAAAATCAATGCGGTAAAAGATGCAGTGAAAGGGGTTGCAGAATCCATAACGTCTTATCTGCATTTTTCAGTTCCGGACGAAGGGCCTCTGACGAAATATGAGAGCTGGATGCCTGATTTTATGCAGGGGCTGGCGAAAGGTATTAAAGGCAATGAAGACCTTGTCCTTGACCGGGTAAAAAGCCTGGCCGGAAATATGGCGATGTTTGCAAAGGCGGCAAATGCGAATGTGGCCGCAGCGGCAGGAACCGTAAACAACCGGAGTACGAACATAACACAGAACAACACATTCCAGAATTCCTATTCTGGTGGTGATCGGCAAACCCAGGCGAATGTCTCGAAAGGAATGAATCAGTCTGCCGGAGATGCTACTAAGCTCCTGGCAAGAGGGCTGGCTTATTCAATTTAGGAGGGGGTGGCTCATGAAAGATTTGATGCCTGCAAGTATTAACGGCATAGAAATGGATGTCCTTGCGGATGTAAATAATCAGTACACCCAGGATATACCAGAGTATCCGGTGGAGGATGGCTATAGTGTATCAGATACTATAATTCTCCGCCCGGTGGTACTTAATGTAGTGGCCTATATTGGAAATTTGCCGGTGACGTGGAAATCTCGGCACGGAGTTTCGTCAGGGAGAACGGAGCAGGTAAAATCCGAGCTGGAAAACCTGTATTTTTCAAAAGCTTTGGTAACAGTTGAAATGACTGGCAGGAGCTACAGTAATATGGGTATTACCAGTATGACGATAAGCAAGATAAACAACAGCTATTACGAAGTTTCCCTGTCCATGAAGGAAGTAAACGTTACACAGCGGAAGACCACTGATATCCCGAGCTATTCTCTAAAGAGCGGAAAAAGTGAATCAAATGCCGGCAAAGCAAGTACGTCTGCCAGTTCAGGAGGGAGTGGTGGTTCAAGTTCCAGCAAATCAAGCAGCTCATCCACGAAGTCTGAAAAGAAAGGTTCTATTTTGTATGGGGCTGCCTCTGGACTTGGCTTCTTATGATCGGAGGTGAAGTGTGGTAGAAATTGCAGTACCAAAAAGGAATGACAGTATGTCGTCTTTGTCGATTGATAACAAGGAATATATTATTCGTTTTACCTATAATGAAATGGGTGATTATTGGAGCTTTGGCTTATATGATGCTTTTCAGGAACCGATTATTGCCATGACCAAGATTGTACCTGACTTTCCCCTGCTTCATTTTTATACTTATCCGGACCTGCCCGATGTTGTGTTTGGTGCAATCAGTAATCAGGATCGGATTGGCAGAAATGATTTTGTGGATGGAACGGCATCATTTGTCTATTTAACACAGGATGAGTTGTAGGAGGTTACTATGGGAGATACGAATTTTAATCGAAAGTACCAAATGAGAGCCGGAGCAATGGGACAGAGTGGATTTGTGATTGGGGACACCAGTCCCCATGCGCTTCATATTTCCTTTACGATTGAAAAAAACACACTGGAGACATCCAATACATCGAAGATACAGGTGTGGAATCTATCCCCGGCCAGCCTGAGCATCCTGGATGGGGAAGATTGTGTTGTGGAGCTGCAAGCTGGCTATGAGGATCATACCTCTCTGATATTCGTGGGAAATGTAGTGACAGTGGAAACCAAGCTGGATGGAGCGGACCGGATGACCGAGTTGGAAGTAGTAGACGGTCGTGTGGAACTCCGAGATACCTATATGACGATATCTTATATTGAGAAAGTGAATACCAAAGCAATCTTTGACCAGATATCATCCTTAATGGGGGTATCTGTTATCTATTCGGCTAGTTGTGTGTTTGAGGATCTGCAAAATGGTTTCAGTTTTGTAGGTGCGGCAAAGGATGCTCTAAGCAAGCTGTGTGATGCCTGTGGCCTCTCATGGTCCATGCAAAATCATATACTGCATATACGGCTGCCAAATGAGCCGATTAACACCAGAGCTTATGTACTGAGTCCGGAGACTGGTCTTCTGGATATTCCGAAACGTGTTACTCTGGCACAAGAAAACGGAGAAGCCAGTACCAACGAGACAGATAAAAAGCAGATTGGCTATGAAGTCAGGTATCTGCTGAATGGTGCCATAGGAGTAAATGATTTTGTTCGATTAGAATCCCGATCCATCAAGGGAGATTTCCGGGTTGATAAAATCACAATGAACGGCGACAATTTGGAAGGGGAGTGGACCTGCACCGCTCAATTACTGGAGGTGAAGCAATAAATGTTATCGGAGTTTGCGAGTAAGGTCAAAGATGTAGCCGGTGATGTAGTAAATGAAATTCACACGGCGATACCAGGTACTATTCAGGCGGTCGATCTTAACACGGGATTTGTTACGGTTACCCCGGTCGGCAAATACAAAACCCGGCAGGGCAAGTATCTTGACTTTCCGGTGTTGTCCAGTGTTCCTCTTGTTCTGCCGCAGAGTAGTATTTCTGGAGTAGAGATTGCTTTTCCTGTAGCCGTAGGGGATAGCTGCCTGCTGATTTTTTCAGAGCAGCAGTTGGATAGCTTTCTATATGGCGGTGAATCCAAAATGACCTTGCGGTTCGATCTGACAAATGCGGTAGCCATTCCTGGTCTTGGCAAGGTGGCCGGCAGCGCATTTCAAGAGGCATGCAGTTCTAAGTCTGTGGTAATCCGTAGTGGCGCAACGAAGTTAACCGTATCAAATGGGAATGTTTCGGTACAAGGGAGTCTCTCTGTAAGTGGAAACATCAATTGCAGTGGCACAATTTACGGTACTATTCCGGGATTATAGGAGGAGGTTATGGATATTTTACTGAATGCGGATGGTGATCTTTGTCTGGATGAAAAAGGTGATATCATTCTCGCGGATTCTATTGTGCAAGCGATTGAAATTCGGCTGCAATGGTTCTCCGGTGAGTGGAGATGGAATAAAGAGTATGGCCTTCCATACTTTGAAAAGCTATTCCAGAAGAAACCTAATCGGGCCTATTTTGAAGGCTTGGTTAAGCAGGAAATATTGTCAGTTGAGGGAGTTGTTGATGCCACCGTCACGATCACCCAAGATGCGGCAACTAGGGAAGGGTTGATAAAATTCGTAGCCTATACGGCAGATGGCGAAACTATAAAAAAGGAGGTGATGATACGTGGGTGAGAAGTATGGTGTCACGCCAAAAGGCTTTGTGCTGAAACGGATGGACACTATTTTAGATGAAATTCATACGGATTTGACAGAGGATTTTGGTTTTGATACGCGAGTGTATCCGAAGTCCTTTTTAAATGTCCTGGTTACGACCTTCGGAAATCAAATTGCCGAACTATGGGAGGAGGCACAGAATAGTTACTATACAAAGTATCCGGCCACCGCGGAAGGTGTTAATCTTGATAATGCTGTCCAATATGGCGGCATCCGCCGGCAAAGGAACCGCCAGACCGTTTATAAAATCCACTGTACCGGGATTGACGGAACTCTAATCAGTAAAGGCTCTATGATCGCATCGGATACCAATCCAGAGGTAAATCTTGTCACAAAAACTTCTTTTAGCATTACGAGAGAAAATTTCAATTCGGTCAGAATCAAAGTGGCGGCCATAAACGAAGAGAAATATTCGATAACAATGAATGAGCAGACTTACGGAATTAGTAGTGATCCCGGAGCTGACGAAAGCAGTATCCTAAGTGGATTGGTTCGGGCACTGTCTTCTTGTACTGATTTTGCTATTAGCTTCAATACTAATGATAAGACTTTGGATATATCCGATCTGAATGTCAAAGGAAGCAATTACCTTGGTCTATCTGATAATTTGACAACGGCCAATGTAACAACCATCCATGAATTTTGTACTGCTAACTACGGAGAAATCAATTTACCGAACGAGACGATCACAATCATTAAGACGGCCGTTAATGGGTTTCAGAAATGTGTAAACCTGATTGCGCCTACATTGGGAAGGGAGCTGGAAACTGATGTGGAGTTAAGGCAGTCGTATTTATATAAGTCAGCGATTCGTTCCACGAGGATGATCGACAGCATTACCAGCAGCCTGATCAATAATGTGGATGGAGTGGAAACGGCTGCCGGATTTCAGAATGATACAAATGAATACGATGATGAGAAGCGGCCGCCTCATAGTATTGAGATAGTAGTTGACGGTGGTGATGAAACAGAGATTGCAACTATTATATTTGACAAGAAAGCCGCCGGCATCCAGACGGTTGGTAATGTGGTTACCCAAATAGACACAGAATACGGAGATACGGTGGAAGTTCGGTTCAACCGGCCAATCCCCATCTATGTCTACTTGAACATTGCTATCGAGGGTAAATTAAGCAGTATGCAGAGTAATTACGTTTCACTTGTCAAGAAATCGGTTATGAATGATGTGGCTGATTTGGCGGCCGGAGATAGCTTACTTTCTCAAAATCTGCTGAAAGGGATCTATGAGTCGGTAAGCGGAATCAATTACATTGCAATTACAATTGCAATCGCTTATGACACAGGAAAACCGCCGGGCGAAAAAGAGTATTATTACAATAATGTGATTGTTTCTTCCCGGGAAAAGGTTTATCTGGATGAAAGCAGAATTGAGGTGCAGGCCTATGAAGCGAAGTGATTGGCTCTCTGATTTGCCGCAGCAGTTTCAAGGGAAGAAAAACATAGAAATACTCATACAGGCCATCTCCAGGCAGATAAATGAGCTGGAAGAGGTATATGGTGAACTGGAAGAAAAAACGACCTTAGATCACGCAGAGGAAGCCAACCTGGATATGATTGGTACGATTGCCTGCTTGAACCGCTCGGAAGCATACCAGATCATCAATGCCACACGGGATCAGGAGATTGTTGATGATTTGTACCGATCTATACTACGATATCAGATCCTTAAAAATACCGGAGATTGCACGTATAGTGACATGCAGGAATCCCTGCATTTGCTTTGGGATACTGATTTGCTTAGATACGTTGAGGATCCAGATTACCCTGCTATGATATTCCTGAAAATGCCGATGCTTGATATTGATGAAATAGACCCCATGATTGGTAAGGTTTTAATAGTGAAACCGGCCGGTGTTGGGGTTTTGTTTACTGTAGGCTATTACTTTAAGGTTATCATATCTGGCTTGGAAAAAGTCAAGGTAAACGGCATCTGTATGAAGTTTAATTTCCCCTGGTGGAATTTCCGGACGTTTGATGGAACATGGAACTGGGACGGAACTTATCTCCTGAATTCCACCCGGGCAAACATGAGGATGAGAATGGAGGTTGGCCCATTTGTATGCAGCAATAAAGAAACTATAACGATGGAGGAATGATATGCAAGCAGTAGTATTGAAAGTAGCACGATCCAAGATGTTAAGGGCCAGAGCTGGTGAGAGAAGTCTGCCGGCCATTGCTGGTTTTGCATTTGGTATTGGTGGAGTAGATGTAAAGGGGGGAGTGCTCCCTCCGGATGAAAATAGCACCGGCTTAAATTCCGAGGTCTATAGAAAGCCTTACAGCAGTTATGAGTACGTGACAGATGATGCGAGGGATTTGTATCCCACTACCTGCCGGTATACATGCGTGTTGGGAGAGTCGGAACTTGGCGGTACCAAAATAAGTGAAATAGGTTTGTATGATACGGATGGAGACATTATTGCTATTAAGACATTTTCTGAAAAAGGCAAAGATGATGATGTTGAAATGTCTTTTGTTATTGACGATGCTTTTTAAGGAGGTGAGGAACAATGGGTAATATAATAGTTGATCAATCTGCCAATATTAATCTAACGATGGAAGAGATCACAACAAATACTGCAGCTCATGCAGATTCGCTCACTCCGAAATTTAAGCAATTGCTTGAAAATGACAGCGCGATAGTCAAAAGCCTACTCAATTATATCCTGACATCGGAAAAGGGTAGTGCCAATGGAGTTGCGACGCTAGGTGCAGATGGGAAGTTATTGCAATCCCAGAGACCGCCGGATATTGTTATACCGGCTGCTTCTATCTCGCAGTCGGGGATTGTACAATTGAGCAGCTCATTAACGGATTCGAGCGAAAACAAGGCAGCTACACCAAAAGCAATTTCCGACCTGAAGAAACATGCCGATGATCAGCTTGCTTCGAAAGCACCGCTTGCCAGTCCGGCCTTTTCCGGAATACCGACGGTACCAACGGCAGCATCCGGAGCCAATAATACACAGGCAGCCAATACCGCTTTTGTGCAAAATGAAATAGCGTCAAAAGCACCGCTTGCCAGTCCAGTCCTCACCGGCATTCCGACGGCGCCGACACCGGCTACAGCTACGAACAGTACACAGATAGCAACAACCGCATTTGTGAAAGCGAACCTGGGATCAAAAGCAGATTTGGCTAGCCCTACATTTACAGGCACACCGAAAGCACCGACAGCGAGTACAGGAAGCAGCAGCACTCAGTTGGCGACAACGGCTTTTGTTACAAATGCCATCAATAGCATTGATAAGACAAAAGCTGGCTGCAAAGCCGTGATGTCAGCCAATCAGACAGGTTTAAATATCTTCCTGCAATGCAACACGCTGACCTTTAATCCCGGAAGCTATTTTGAAAGTGCAAGTATAGATACATGGGGAACTGCATTGAGAGTTAAAAAGGATATGTACATTATTGCACATGCGAATTTTATTTTTTATCCTGCTGTAGCAGGAAGGAAAAGGTGTGGGTTTATAAACGTACTTGTAAATGGAGGAGGCTATACGGAGCTTGGATATACCTATACGGAAATAACCCAGACCCTTATGTCGACGAACTGTACGGTATATGGATATGTCAGGGAGGGCACTTATCTGGTGGCTTTTGCAAATGGAACGTCAGGAGACACCGTATCGAGGGACGGAACCTATCTGTTCGTAAATGAATTGTAGGAGGTTTGATATGTGTATATTATGGGTGAATCAATTATAGCTGCCGCCAGTGTTATCTTAGCACTGGCGGCGATTTTTAATACTTTTTGCATACAACGCTGGTGCTTAAGGCGGAACCAGCAAGATAAAGAAATTAAGTAACCCGCCGCTCATGCGGCTTAACATACATTTAATAATTAAGGAAAGAAGAGGACAAAGCTATGGACGAGAGCAAGAAATTACACAGAGATTGTGACCCGCACGATGCGACGGACTGCGACATCAACGAACATGACGGATTGGAACCCGGAACGGATGATTGCGGCCATCGTGCGGAAACGGGACCCGGCATAGGACCCCAGAAGGCGGTTGATCGGCGGCCATTCTGCGGGCCTGATCCAACCGCGCCGAGCAGCATTAACGGCGATCAACATCCAAACCAAGGCCCAGGAGCAAGAAAATAAGACTTAAGGAGATGACAACATAATGCCGACAGAAATTATGGTATCACTAATTGGCCTGGC